CCACCTAGAGGCTTTGAGGGACAGCGTTGTTACCAGCCGCAGCGCCTCTGAGCAGATTGAGTCGGCAATATTGCTTATTGATTTGTACGAAGCTATCCTTGAGAGTAACGGCATATTGATATTCAAAGATCAGAAGAGGGTGACTGAGCATTGACGCACATTGAGATTCCTTATGAGCCGAGGGAGTTGCAGTTAAAGCTGCACAATGAGATGTCTTTGAAGCGTTGGGGGGTTGTTGTTTGCCACCGGCGGTTTGGCAAAACGGTTTGGGCGATCAACCATGTTTTGCGTGATGCTTTGATGTCTGGGAAAGAGAACCCCCGGTATGCCTACATGGCGCCCACCTATCGTCAGGCGAAGAATGTTGCTTGGGATTATATAAAACAGTTTGCTGGGAAGATCCCGAATGTTCGGTTTCATGAGACTGAATTGCGTTGTGATCTGCCCAATGGGGCTAGGATTAGTTTGTTGGGTGCTGAGAATCCAGACAGCTTGCGGGGTATTTATCTTGACGGGTGTGTAATGGATGAGGTTGCCGACATGCCTGAGAATGTTTTTCCTGAAGTGTTGAGGCCGGCGTTATCTGATCGCAAGGGTTGGTGTGTGTTTGTTGGGACGCCTAAAGGCCACAATGCTTTTTTTGATAAGTATGAGGAGGCTGCTTCTAATCCTGATTGGTTGGCTGCGGTTTACAAGGCTAGTGAGACTGGGTTGTTGGACGATGAGGAATTGGAGGCTGCCAAGTCTATGATGACGCATGACCAGTATCAGCAGGAATTTGAGTGTTCTTGGAATGCGAATGTTCCTGGTGCTGTTTATGGCAAGGAGATGGAGATTGCCCAGTTGGATGGGCGGATTTCCAATGTTCCTTATGACCCTTCTGTTAAGGTTGACACATGGTGGGACTTGGGTGTTGGCGACAGCACGGCGATTTGGTTTACGCAGTCTGTTGGCCGTGCTGTTCATGTGATAGATTTTTATGAGGCCCGTGGCGAGGGTTTGCCACATTATTGCAAGATTTTAACGTCTAAGAATTATTTGTATGGGGATCACAATGCTCCGCATGACATTGAGGTTCGGGAGTTGGGATCTGGGAAGAGTAGGCGCGAGGTTGCTTGGGACTTGGGTTTGAACTTTCGTGTTGTTCCTAAGCTGCCGATTGAGGATGGTATCCATGCGGGTCAGATGTTGATACCGCGTTTATGGTTTGACAGGGAGAAGTGCGGTCATGGTTTGGAGTGTTTGCGTCAGTATCATAGGGCGTATAACGAGCGCACTAGGAGTTTTAGGTCTTCGCCTGTTCATGATTGGTCATCTCATGCGGCGGATGCTTTTCGGTATTTGGCAGTTGGTTTGCGAGAGAGCAAGGATCGCATGGCGGTTTCTCAGAAAATGGCGGTGATGGATTATGATCCATTTGCGGCGTAAGTATAGGGAAGCGTCTTCTTTAGACGCGGCTGCTGTGACTGATTTGGCGCAGCAGTTTCATTCTCAGTCTTATCAGCGCGTTATTGATTTCAATTGGGATAAGATGTGCGATTGGGTTGATGACCGTATTTGCAGCGATGACAGTTTAGTTTTGGGTTGCTGGTCGGGTAAAGACCTTGCTGGCTGCATTATTGGCATGACGTTTCAGCACCCTTATAGCGACACTCTAGTCGCTGGCGATTATATATGGTATGTTAAGCCGGAATATAGAGGTGGCATGATTGGTGTTAGGCTGATGAGGATCTTTGAAGATTGGGCGCGGGACGCTGGTGCAAGTCAAATTTTGACAGGTGCGACTTCTGGCGTTAATACTGAAAGGGGCGCTGCTTTGCTTGCTCGCCTGGGTTATGTTTCTGCGGGAACTTTGACATATAAGGATGTTTAGTTATGGGTTCTGTTTGTAGTAGTTTTTCAACTCCAGCGCCAAAAAGCGACAAGAGTAAAGGGTTTGGAGGGAGCGTATCGGATCTTCCCAAGAACAGCGCCGTTGACACTCTTTTGATGGATTTAGGCGTTAAAGAAAAGAATGTTCAGTATGGCCGCGATTTGGCTGACAGGCAGGCCAGAGCAAACGCTGCCAACGCAGAAATGATGAAGAGCGACAACAATGATTCTTCTGTTACTGCGGCAACGGTTACTGACACTGCAACCACAACTGATACAGGCACAGGCACAGGCACAACTCTTGACACTGACACCGACACTGCTTTGACTGAGGTTGAAACTATTAGCCAGGATACGTTTGGCGATGATACCGACTTTACTGGCGATGCTGGCAGTAACGCATCTGTTGGCACTGCTGCCGGCGGTGAGGCTCAGTTTGATGCTGCCAGCGCCACATCTGTTGGCGAGGCTGAAGACGAGGCTTTAGAATTTATGAAGAAGGGTAAAAAGTCAACTATTCTTACAAAACCTGGCGGTTTGCTTGGTGGTGGCGAGGAAGAAGACAAGAAGACGCGGCGCCGCCGGTCATTGATTGGATAGCATTATGCTTATTAAGAAAAAGAAGCTGGGCAATATTGCAGGGATTATGGGCGGCAATGCTGCCCAGCCTGCTGCGTTGCTGGGGCAATCGACTGTTGATCCTTTGGAGCGCGCACAGCAGAAGATGGCTGGCCGGACGCAAGGCGGTGCGGTTGAGGGTATTACTGGTTCTAAATCGCGCCCTAAGCGCACATTGATGACAAGTTATGGGATGAAATAATGGTAGAAGTAAACCCTTTAGTTGCCCGTTTAGATAAGCGATACAAGACGTTACAGAGCCAGCGTTCCAATTGGGAGTCTCATTGGCAAGAGCTTGCTGACTTTATGCTGCCTCGAAAGGCTGACATTACCAAGAAGCGTACTCAGGGCGACAAGCGAACTGAACGGATTTTTGACGGCACTGCTATTCATGCTGTTGAGCTGCTGGCGTCCTCACTGCACGGCATGCTGACTTCGCCAAGTACCCCTTGGTTTTCAATGCGTTACCGCGACACTGCCTTGCAGCGCGACGATGCAGCGAATGAGTGGTTAGAGATCTGCATGGATCAGATGTACCAGCATTTCAATCGGTCTAACTTTCAGCAAGAGATCCATGAGCTGTATTATGATTTGGTTGTTTTCGGCACGGGGTCTTTTTATGTTGAGTCTGAAGAGGGTGGTTTGCGTTTTGCGTGTCGCCACATTGCCGAGGTTTGCATAAGCGAAGATCCTAGCGGCAGGGTTGATACTGTTTATCGGAAGTTCAAGCTGACGGCTCGGGCGATTGCCATGCAGTTCCCTGGGGTTAAGATGCCGCGCCAGGTAGAGAAAGATTTAAAAGATGATCCTTACAAGGAGCATGAGGTTGTCCACGCTGTCTTTCCGCGCGCAGAGGCGTCTGGCAAGTTAGCCAAGAACAAGCCTGTCGCGTCTGTTTATTATTTGGCCGACAATCGTGAGCTGCTTTCTGAGGGCGGCTTTGATGAGTTTCCGTTTATGTGTCCTCGTTTTGTTAAGGATAGCGTTTCTACTTACGGCAGATCGCCGGCGATGACTGCGTTGCCTGATGTTAAGATGCTGAACAAGATGTCTGAAACGACAATCAAGGCGGCTCAAAAGCAGATTGATCCGCCTTTGATGGTTCCAGATGACGGGTTTATGATGCCCGTGCGCACTACACCTGGCGCGTTAAACTTTTACCGCTCGGGTACGCGGGATCGTTTGGAGCCTTTGAACATTGGGGCTAACAATCCTTTGGGCTTAAACATGGAAGAGCAGCGCCGGAATGCAATTCGGCAGGCGTTTTATGTGGATCAGTTGCTGTTAGGCCAAGGCGCCAACATGACAGCGACTGAGGTTTTGCAAAGGAACGAGGAGAAAATGCGTTTGCTCGGCCCTGTTTTAGGACGGTTGCAGGCCGAGCTACTCCAGCCGCTGATTGATCGTTCCTTTGCATTACTTCTGCGCGCTGGGTTGCTTCCAGAGCCGCCTGAAGAATTGCAGGGCCAAAACATTGATATTGAATATGTTTCTCCACTTGCCAAAGCTCAGAAGCTTACAGATTTGCAAGCTATGCTGCGCGGGTTTGAGATTTTGCTTCAGGTTAGTGAGGTTGCGCCTGTTACGGATTACTTGGACGGCGACAAGATGGTTCAGTATTTGGTTGAGACAGCAGGCTTGCCGGCTCGGGTTATCAGGGGTGCTGATGAGGTTGAGCAGGTTCGCAAAGAGCAGGCCGAGCAGGCCCAGGTTCAAGAGCAGATGCAGCGTGAAATGATGGCATCTGAGGCTGCTGGCAATGTCGCGCCTTTGGTTAAGGCAACGCAGGGGGCTGGACAGTGAAGCAAATAGAGGATCTGAAGTTAGCTTACCGGCGCACTTTTAACAATGAAGATGGCGTTAGGGTAATTAAAGATCTCAAAACTC